ATGCGTTGGTGAGAACGATTTGTGCCATGACTTATTTCTCCTCTAGGTCTTTCTTGACTGATTGTTTGTTTGCATTGATTGCCTCAATATGTCCGCCCTCAATGAGTGCATCAATGTTGAGTCCTTCTAGTTGCATGTCGTCAACTGTACTTCCTGCTGTTACATCTGTGAGCCTGTCGCTCAGGACTTTGTACTGTGCCATGTTGTGCTCCTTAGCCGTGGACTTGACATTGCATAGAGATTTGTAGAAACTCTGCGTCTCCGACTGTGACAGCACTTATATTTGCTGCACTGCTGAGAACCAGTGTGGCTACTACTCCACTCAATGTTGGATTGCTTTCTAACGCTAGACGAATACTTGATGCGCCCGAATAGGACAAGTAACTGTCTAGCAGGCTATGTGCCGTTCTATCGGTGTATCTGCCTGCCACGACAGTGATGTTCCAATCAGTTGTAACATCGCCGCCACCAAACGCTTTGTGGTAGTTGACTGTCTGCAAGATTGGGAATGCGATTGGTGGATTGAGTTGGTCTGGTTGGTAGGCGTATGTGCGAAGCCCCGGGATCGTTGCCAGTTGTGTTGCTAGTGCTGTTGCTATCTGATTGATTGTGGCAGGCATTAGGCAACTGCTAGCAGGCGATACTGGTTGAGCATGTCACGCACATCAGGGTCAACTGCTTTGACTTGGATTGCCATGTCGTTGAATCCGACAATGCCTAGTGCAGCGTTGTAGCGTGCAAAGCCTCTAATGGACAACAGGATGCAGGCTTGGCGAACATCACTAGGGATTGCTTCCCAACCCCATTCAGCAGTCACTTGCACATACGCAATGTTTGGCGTCACTTGTATTGGGAATGTCTTGCCGCCAATGGCGACGATGCGATTGTAAGGGCGATAGTTGAGTCCAGCGTCAAGAGGCTCTAACTGGTAGTCCGTACCCTGCGTCCAAGTTTGGTCATAGACAGTTGGCGTGCCGCCTGCCGTGCTTACTTTGACAATGACTGTTGTGTTTGCAATGTCTTGTACAGGAAGGTTGTAGTAATCAAACGGGTATATCTTGATTGCTGTTGCGGCTGTCTTGTAGAACCAACGACCACAGTATCCATCTATGCGGCGGCTTGCGCCCTCTATTGCGCCTTCTAACAATGTGTCATCAACATTGTCTGTCAGTCTGAGTGCTGCCTTTACCTCGGCAAGCGTGGCATAGCCGTTTGCTATTGCCATTGGTTACTTCTTTCGCTTGGATGCCGCAGGCTGGCTGGCTCGCTCCACTGTTGGTTCAATCGTTGCTGCTTCTCTTGTGCTTACCACGTGACCTAATGCCGCTAAGGCTGCATCGCATGACGCTGCACGCTTAGGCAAGTTGCGTGCTACATAACCTGCACGCTCTACGAGTAAGGCTTTGATTTGGTCTTGTGTGTTTGACATGTGTGCTCCTAAGTGTTTGGGGCAGTGCTGCGATCAACAACACTGCCCCAACACCATAGACGATTAGAAGGTTGGAGTGACTAATCCTGTGCCGTTGATTTGTGACCAAGCGCTTGGGTAACGGTTGGCTGTGAAAGCGGCATAGCCGTACACAATCATTGTCACTTCAAGTTCGCTTGACTTCGGTTGCTCAAAGCGCAACATCATTGGCTCACCAGAACCCTGTTCCCACAAGTGCAACTCTTGCGAACTGCCAATGTAGATGGTGTCTTGGTTGGTGCTTGCGCCTTGCACAATGCTGATGGTTGCGTCTGTGTACACAGGCAAACCAACAATGCTGTAGCCAGAGTTGCCATACAACGGTCCGCCACCACTGCCATAGGCATAGGCAGGCTGACCTGAACTTGATGGCGTTGGCACTGCAAGTGGTCGGCTCTGACCGTCCACGGCTGCCAAGATGAATGCAAGGCGTCGTGGATGCATGATAATCACATTCGGACCAGCAAAGAACGAGGTCTGTACCTTCTGAACAGAGTCCAGAATCTTTGGGTACAGTTCGGCAACTGTTGGTGATGCGTCAGTGTAGGTAACTGCGTTGCCTGCAGATGCAAGCAACTCGGCAACCACTGCTGTGTTCAGCGTTGTGTGGTAAGCAGAAACAAGGTCAGCCATTACAAGGCTGTCAATGTTTGTGCCACGCTCAATCGCTTGGCGAGATACATCTTGCATACCAGCGTAGGTGTTGACCGAGATGTCCAACTTGGTGTCGTCCATGTCCGTCTCTTGTACTGCTGCGCCTTCTGACTGTGCAGCAACGGCTGTTCCCGTTGTCACCTTTGAGATGCTCAGTGTCAAACCAGAGTCTGGCAGTTGATGCTTGCGAGCGAGGTCTGCTGACACACGACCTGCACGGGCAAATGGTGCAGCCAAGTCCGTAAGGAATTGTGGCACGATAAGTCCAGCAAAGTTGCTGCTAGTGACATCACGACGCTCAATTTGTTCCTCACGGTTGTGGCGTGAGAGACGCTCTTGGGCTGCGTAGTCGTTGCTGAATTGCGCACGGTATGCGTCAGCGAGGAACGAGTGCTCACTGCGGCTTGTGTATGTGCGTGGTTCTGACTTGACTACTGCCACGCCTGTGTCCTTGCGTACTTGTGCGGCTTGCGCCGAACGAGCCTCAAGTTCTTCGTGGTGCTTGATTGATGCGTCAAGGTCGGCGGCAGCCTTCAGTGACTCTGCAATCTTGCCATCTTCTTCTGCGCTTAGGTCACGGGCTTCGGCTTCTGCCTTGTCCACGATTGCCTGAGCGTCAACGAGGAGCGTTGTGCGCTTCTCAGTGAGTTTCTCGGACATTGCCATTTGGTGTTCTCCAATTTGAGTTGAGTTGATTTGGGCTGCGAAGTGTTGTCGTTAGTGACTCAAAGTGAGTCGGCTACTCAACGGCTTAGCGTTGGCGTTGTATTGCTATCTGTGCTCGTCGCAACGCCAGCGACGACGATTTGATGGTATCTGGCTCTGTGTCGTTTGCTTGCTTGTTGCGCAACTGCACCATCGTCTCCTCGTAAGCAGGATAGGTCACGACACTTACATCAAACAGTTTCACCTCTCGTAGTTCACGGGTTCGTCTGTCGTCACTCCAAGAGTCTTTGACTGTCTCGAATGCGAAACTCATTTGCGACACATCGCCACGTCGTAATGCACTCATCACACGGGCTGCATCTGGATTGGTTTCATCAAGCATTGCCTCAACGAGCAAGCCTTTGTCGTCCTCACGGATTGACAATGTGCCTGACTTGGTGCGTGCTAGTGGCACACCTTCGTGGTCAACAAGCAAGCGCACATCTGCGCCATCGTTGATTGTCTTTGCGAATGCGCCTCTACGCACAAACTCTGTCCAAGGCAACGGCTCGCTAGGTGAATCAAACACGGCGGCATAACCGACAAGAGTCTTGCCATCGTGGTCTGCTCGCACCTCAAAGTTGCTATAGGCAACGCTGCGTGACTCTTTGTGGTCAACAACCCAATGGCTTGTGCGGCTCGCTGTCTCGTCGTCTGACACAACAATCGTTGACGGTTCTGCATCGCCTTCTGTTTCGCCACGTGGCTCCCATGCATCGCAATACATCTCTGGGTCGCAACCTGCGTCCCACTTCATGCAGTAAGAACGCTCGGCATCAAAGAATCCACAGTTGGCGCACGAACGACCCTCGGGTACATCCTCGCTGCTGGCTGGGCGATAACTTGCTGGCAGTTCACGCACATCAACTTCACTCATGGGTTCGCCCTCTCGTTCCTCATCTAGTCTGCCAACAACATCGTTGGCGTATTCCATCGCTCTCCGTGCATCAGATTTGCTTGGACCGCTTCCCCATAGCAAGTGGGCAACCAATCCTGCTGTGATCTCATCGCCTTGTACTGCGTCCAAATCTACAAGGTGGCGTGCTATCCAAGGACCTATCTTGCGCCACTTCTCCTCAGTGACTTCTCCGCCTGCCATCTTGCGAGCGTCCTCAACTGTCTGTGGTCGCACACCATCGCCACTCTTGCCTTCCTCATGCAGTTGCACACCACGCTTGGCAGCGCTGCGCATGTAGTCAGGCGGGCTTAGTTCTACTGCTCGTTGCTCTATCATGCTGGTCGCTCTTGGTCTTTGCCAAGTGCTGGCAGGTCTGGTGTGCCTGCCATTGGTGCTCCAGGCAAGTTGAGAACAAACTCATCGCCGCCTTCGTATGGCTCACGACCCTCAATGTGGCGTGCTTCGTTTGGTGTAAGCATGCCCGATGCGATCTGCACTTGGCTTGCACGAACACGGGTTGACAAGTCTGCTCGCAAGTATTCGTCAGCATTGAAACGGACACTCATTGTTGGCGGAAGCATCTCACTAATAGCGCCTTCTATTCTACGCATGTATGGCAGCAGTGTGTGACGCACAAAGTTGATGCCTGCACTTTCAACATTCTGATATGTCATGCTGTCGCCGCCTGTGCCAATTAGCAACGAGAGTGGAATGCGATATGCACGGGCTATGTCACGCACAATGCTTTCACGATGCGCCATTGTGTCCATGTCGCTTGCTGATGCAGCGATTGGCTTCCAACGCAAGCCGCCAGATAGCACTGCTGGTTTGCGTGTCTTGTAGTGCATGTCTGTCCAAGTGTCTCGCAACACTTGTGCTTGGTCTGGTGTTATCTGTGCGTCTGTTTCAAGCACGCTAGATGGTGTTGCACCATCGCCGTAGAAGGCGGCAAGGTAACGGTTGATAGCAATGTCTGTTCCAATAATGTTTCGCAGCGCATCTATTGGAGCGATGCCACGATACTGTCCCGGGAGTCTCAGCCAATCAATTTGTCTAATTTCATCACGTGAGAATAGTTCTTTGCCTTGTCCAATTTGGAACATCATTACACCATCGTCACTGTTGACATGTTTGACAGACAACGGATTCAAGTTGCGCATCTCAAGTGGCAACCCTGTGCGGTCTGTTGGTGCGTAGATGTAGTCCACTCCATGCACTGCCATTGTTGCAACTGCTTGATGGATAAAGTCAAACATGAGTTGCTCGTCGTTTGGTCTGCGTAGTACATCAGGGGTTGGCAAGCGTTGCCAACGGCCGCCTACATCACGGAACAACTCAAGCGGCATTGTTGCAACACTGTCTGCAAGAATTGTGACTGCTGCAATCATTGCTGACGAAGCAAACACATTCGTCTCGTTGATTACTTCGCCCGAGTAGTTCTGGAACAATGGGCGAGCAGTTATTTGGTACGGGTCAATGTTTGTTGGCAACGCCCGTTGTTCTTTGCGTCTGAATATATCTATCAAAGCCATAGTGTCACCATACCGTTTCAACACTAGGCGTTGGTGTGCTAGTTGCTCTGCGTGTCGCACGGTCTAATGCCATACACAATGCAATGGCAGCATCAATCTTTCTGCGTGACTTGCCTTTGCTTAGTCGCCACCCGTTCTCTGTCATGCGTTGTGCTGCGCTAAGAACTTGGTCTGTGAACATTGGTGCGCCATCATGTAACACTTTGCCGCTTACGATTAGGTCGTAGGTTGCGCCACATGCAGGAATCATTCTGCTTGACGACTGTGGGAACTCAACCATTGGCAACCCATCGTCATACAACGCCTCAGCACTGCGTTGGAAGTAGGCAGGGTCGTAGGCGAACTCAACGACCTTGTGTTGCGTGTGCAGTTCACGCAAGTGTTGCTCAACAGATGCAATGTCCAACTCTGCCATATCGGGATGCCAAATCTTTGCGTCAACTGCAATGCGCCCATCTGCTTGCGGCTGTGCAATAACAACTGCAATGGAGTCATGCTTCAACGCCATGTCAATCCCAACCCAACAATCATCAGTGCTGTTGATTGCCACGTGACCTATAAGGCGTTCCCATGCGCCAACAGGCAGCCAACTCTCTTGTGTGCGTACCCATTGGTTGAG